AACCTTTGCCCTTGTATTTTACACCAACGCGACCATCAGGAGTCTTGATGACATTGTATGACATCTTATCGTCAATCTTACGTGAGATTGGAGCAGTTCCTGTTGCTGCACCACGTAGCGTGTCTACCGCATGTTTTGCTGCTTCTGGTCCATCGAAAGTTCTGTCTGACGGATGCTCAATATGTTGGATACCACCGATGTGTTCTACTGCTTCTGATAAGAATGATAGGAAGTTGATCATCATTATGCCTTGATTGCTGGATTATGTTGTATTTATATAAAGCAAGACAAGTTAAGTTTGTTCTCTTGTATCTTTACTGACTTACCATCAACAGGCGCAATGTTGTAAGTAGACTTTGATGATATAGAGAACTGCATTTCAAAAGTAAACTGATAGTTATCAGATCCCTTATATTGAACTCTTGCTCTATATGTTGCTTTTGCTGAAGAACCAAATCTTGGAACATCTTTTAGTCCTAATGGATTTCTAGATCCCATCAGATAAAATCCGTGTGTTCCCACATTAACATAGTATGTGTTTTTCTTATTATAATACTGTTCGATTTTACTGGCAGGTATTTCGCCCCTTATATCTTTGAAGGTGTCGCGGTCTCTTTCGTATACTTGCTTCTTTGATAGTTTACCGGCAGTGGCCATCCAGAGAGCATCTTTGTCTCTTTTATAAGGAACTTCTTTCCAATATTGTTTGATTAGATCGAAAAGTTTAATATCATTTGCTAGATTTTTTATGAAAATCTTTTCTTCATCTTGCTCAGATATATCAGAAAAACCCCAAGGATTTGATTTATTGTTTGAGTTGTACTTTAAAACCAAAGAACCAGCCGATGCAGCAGAAATCTTCAACTCACATCCTGCTTCTTTACCTTTATAGAGAAGCATTAGATCGGGTTGATTGTGTCCGGCACCGGCTGGTCTGAAGTTACTAGGCACAAATCCATATTTTTTCAACAGATCACATGCATTTATTTCGTATTGAAATCCCTGTTGGGCCACCATGTCATTCTCCTTTTAGGAGTATTTATGACATCCAATCTGGTGCATCACGCTTAGTCCACTTGTGAAGATTTGCTTTACCAATCTTGTAGTATTCGCGATAGTTCAATACAGGATCATCTGACACTTTGTATTCGTCTGGCATACAGCAAGGCATTGGAGTCCAGTCCCATTCTTTCAACTTGTAAGGTGGAGACTGCAACTGATAACCAAGCTTTTCGATTGTCGAATGCTTCTTGCCGTAACGATAAGTGTACTCATCACCAAGAGCAAACATGTGGTCAACAAGCCAGTTGTAGTTTTCTACCGACTGTCGCACCCACACAGCAGAAGGGTGATTGATATGACTAGCAGAATACAAAACATCTTGACGACCATCATTTAATCGCCAACGCTTTGCTTTACGACCAGTTTTAGATTCACCAACATACTCATCACCGTCAAGAATGCGATGTGCAGTAGACAACAGTTGTGCCGTCTCAACGATCATCTTGACGCAATGTTTATCAACAAGACATTGTGCAGCGATGATGGGATCTTGATCCACATAGAAGATATTCACTTACAGAGACCTTTCGTACATCTTGTATACGCAATGTGTAACAAAAATAAACCAAACTGTCAAGAGAAAAGGCAGGGCGATATCAGGATATTTGAAGCACAATAAAAAAACAAGAACCATAGCAATGATGAACAACCAAAACTTTATGGTTGCAAGTGCTGCTTTCTTATTGATCTTCATCATACTTCCAGTCACCGTTCTCATCTGTGTAACCATACTGTTCAAGCAGAAATGCTGCGTCTTCAGGATCACCACCGGTGATTAAGCAATAGATAGCATAAGCCAGTTCGACAGCTTCTCCAGTTTTCGCAAGAGCGATATCTAGTGTTTTATCAGAAAAGTTATCAGGCATCTGGTGGTTCCTCGCCTACTTCTGCATTACGGGAACAATATTTGTGAACCTTCTCTTCATCGTATTCTGGGCACCAAGTTTTAAAGTATAGTCGCCAGCGATTATAAAGTGCCTTCTCTTGTGAGGTTGGCTTACGCACATGCAACATTTCTGACCAGTCAATCATTAGTTTGGTCCACTTCCATTACCCCAAGCCCTAGCAACAGGTGCATAACCAGTATCAGCCCAACGCTTCTGAATACGTGCTTCCACTTCTTCAAAAGACAGCGGTTCATAGTTGGTGTGTTCAACAGAGACACACAGGTAGCGAGGATCAGGTTCACGCGCCAGCGTATTCATGGCATTTAGTGGACGCCACTGCACCTCATTCGCATGAAGGTGTCCATGCACATTGACACGGAATCGACCAGACACACAATCAGGATGCAGCGGAATATGGCTCAAAATGAACTGGTCCACAAACACCCGAACACCATACAGTGTATCAAAGCCAACATCACGGTAATCCTGATTCTTAAAGATATCATGATTGCCGAGAATCAAACGCTTCTTACCGTTCAGGCGCTTGACATGATGCAACGACTTGCGATTGATAACAACATCGCCCAGATGATACACCGTGTCATTAGGACCGACCTTAGCGTTCCAACGCTCTACCATCGCTTCATCCATTTCCTCAGTGGAAGTGAACGAGCGCAGCGGATCGCCGTTTGGTAGCTTGAACTTTTCCCACGAGTTGGTGTGCCCAAAGTGAGTGTCAGAGATTACAAAACGATTGGACATATTTTATACTCAATGAATAAGGTGATAGTTGTTTATCACAACAAGTCCGCCAGAAACAGACAGAATCAGAAACAGAATCTTGAGGCTCAAGTTAAACAAATCTCCTCGACGCCAAATGATGAACATAAAAATATTGACGATAACTGAGGCGATAATATAGAAATCAAACATTGTCAGTCTCCTTGTTACTCATTCCTTATAACTCAGATCCGAAAAAATGTCAAGAAGAAATATCGATTTTAGAAAATCCCTCAGACAATGTTGGCTGTTGCATAGATTGTACCATACTGTCAAGAACAGTTTGGGGAATGTTTTTGCCAGGGCGACTGTTCAACCTACGTTCCCATTCTTCTTTCTCAGGAGTAGGAAACACAACCGCTTCAATCTCATAACCATGATTAGGATGAAAGTTCTTAAGACGATCAAAGAACTTCTTACGAACCTTAGCGTTCAGGTTGGTACGATCAATAACAATGGGATACTGCTTTGTTTCCACAGCACGATCAAACTCTTCCCACATGATACGTTCAGCAGCTTTGATGCTGTTAGCCCAAACATCATTATAGGTCTTGCCTGCGGCTTCTGCGATTTCTTCAACAATGTTATCGGTAGAGATAACAACACATTCGCCTTGAAACTCTTTTTCAATCCAAGTGGACTTGCCAGAAGCAGGAACACCAACGAGCATGATAATACGCTTAGTCATCTCGAATCACTCCATCTATCTGCTACATTTTCAATATAGCTGATTATGAAAAAATGTCAATCGTTATTTTCCAACCGCTGCTTGATGGCAGCAATCACATCATCAAGGCATTCGTGCGAATCGGTGCCGTCTAACTCAAGCATGGCCTTTGCCCAATCAAGGTCATCAAGCGCCATTTCCAAAAGTTCACGATCAGTCATTGTACTTCACTCCCGGAAACCAAGCATCACGGATCGCTTCATACTTTGCCGTGCGACCAAGGTTATTACGGATCGTTTTGCGAACGTCTTCGCCAATCTTCAGACCACTGATAATGTCGTTATCAAAGTTCTTGAAAATAATAGGACGAATGAAAGCATCAACACCAACACTGTGCTTCGGATCGATTGCAAACGTTTTACGATCAATACCACGCTCACGGAGATATTCCAGCTTCATACCAATCAGCCTTACGCGACGGGCAATATCAAAATGAATATTGCTCTCAAACTGAGTCAGCCGATCACGATCTTCGGCAGGCAGATGAGCCTTGATGTCATCCAGCTTTTCTTCCAGAATCAGTTCAACGATGTTGCGATCTTGCAGGATAGCTTCCTTCGCCTTGTGAATCTGGAGATACCAATGGCACTTCAACTTCAACATATGACCATCATCAAAACGAACCACGAACCCTTCAAGGTCTTCCAGATCGTGGACGTATTCAAGGAAAGCCTTCATATCATTCTGTTCACCATAGTTAGTGAACTCAAATGCACGGACGACAGGGATATCCCAATCTTCAACATGCAATCGGTTGATACGACCATCACCGAACAGTTTGATATATTCGCCAGTATGCATATCGCGAAGAGCGGTGAGGATCAGTTGATCTTCCTTGTAGTCCAGAACAATGCGCTGCTTACGCGAACACCATTCAAAGATAGGAGTTACACCGTTGGCAATGCAGGAAGTAGCAAACTTCTCATACTGAGGTTTGTTCTTGACGAACTCCTCAACAGGCTTTGCCACGTCGGTAGCACCCATCTTCGTGCCCCAGATCATTTGACCATTCACAATGAACGGAGCGATCATGGAACCATCCAGCTTCTCAAGGATAGCATGAGGGCGCGACAGATCAATGACATGATCCTGCGTCTCCTCACGCTCGTTCACATTGAAGAACTTATGGAACGGGCGACGAATGATATAACCAGTTTCAGTATCAAAGATGATACCACGACATTCACGACGGATTGCTGCGGTGGGATCGTACTCACCAAAAGCAATACGATTGAGAGGCTCCTGCCACTTCATATCAACTGGCACATCAGGAAACGTATCGGACATCATCACGTTGTAGTTGATGACCGTGTAGCCTTCCTTCTCAGCCACAACGAACTCGTAACGACCTTCAATAGCAGGCAGCACATCAGCGATGTTGGTGATGTGAGGAAACTCATAGTTCATTGTTCAATCTTTCACTCTGCTACATTCTCACCATACACGATTCGTATTAAATGTCAAGAGGCATTATACCGCTGGATATACCATGGGCGTGCTACATTCGCAATAGCAGATCCCAGCTTCTTGGTATCAATCTGATTCGCAACGATGGTATCAGCTTCTTCCTTGACGACATCATTGTAGACCCAACGGATAAAATCGCCGAGAGACTTCATATCAAAGGGCAGCAGTTGTTCGCGAACCAGATTGTCTAGACCCTGTTCAAGACGCGATTCAGTGACAACTGATTCGATGAAAGCCTTCATGTTCTCTACTGCTTCAACATCAACAGCAGCAAGAGTCTTGACCTTCGAAGAAGAATGCTTTTCGCCCTTGACTTTAAACCAAGTGCCCGAGTCGTTATAACCAGGAGTGACGCAAGTCCACACAACACCTTCGCCAATGCCGCTAACACCAAAGTGCTTACCGACAGGGCATTCGGCTTCAACAGCTTCCGTGATTTCGATCATCTTGTTCTGAGCGATTTCAGGAAAGTTGAAGTCAATGTCGATTTCGTAGGTAGGAAACTCATTGATCCAGTAAATATTAGGGACAGCCCGTTGACTCACTTCAATGAAACTTGGCATGTTTGCCCAGACAGAATCATCATCTGCATACATTTCTTTATATGCAAACACAACAAACATCTTGTCCAGACCAGTAAGAGCAACACCCTTTTGGATATTACCACCGCACCATTCACCAAACAAAACTAGTTTTGTTGGCATTTTATTGGTCTTGCGCGGAGCAAACTGTTCCATAAGACCGTTGTGGAAACATGCTTCAAAATACTGAATAAAGATTGATTCGTGACTCTTAGCCCAAAGCATGAAGCCAGCATTGTCAGAAGTCAGCGACAGTTCACGTTCACGCGACTGATAGCTAATAGTGTCGGTGGCAACGTCATACACGATACCCGCGTTGGTACCATGCAGCTTGACAGTACCACGAAACTTCAGCGTAGGAAGCGGGCGAGAATGATCATACACAGCATTGCCATCAGCATCCTTGCCAGCATACCGCGTATGGTTCTTGACATGATGAATCGTGGAACGGAACTGTTCAATAGAGGGAAACCTAATCAAGTGCAATCTCCTTTTCTTTGCATGGCATATCTTCCGCACCAAAATCTACGATATAAGGAAAGGGAAGATAATCTTCCAGAACATCAACCACTGTTCCTACTTGATTTTCGTTAACAAGTCCAATATCTCGCGTGGCATACACCCTATCACCAATCTTAAACATAATCTTCTTCCTCATCTTCAATCAAGAAACCTTCACCACCACAAACGACGCAAGTTTCACCATATTCTACACCACTGCCACCACAGACCATACAATCAATAGGATTGCAGCCACGACGACCATACGCATCTTCATACACATCAGGATCAATCATAAAGACTCACTTATAAAGTTCAAGAGGATGAACGACCGTCAGTTCTTCTTTGACATATAGCCAGAAGGGTTCAGGAAAAGGCGGAGCATATTCACGCCCATAGAACACTTTGATCAACTTGCCATCGACATCGGCGACAACACCAACGCGATCCTTGTTGGGCCAAATGCACGAGCGGACCGAATCACCAACTTTAATCATAAAAAATCTTCCTTTCGCTGTCTGATAACTCATCATATCAAAAGGGAGATAAATGTCAACCAGTTTTTTCAGAAAAAATCAGATATCGTCCAGATCGATAGCCTTGATGCCTGGATACTCTACATGATTGATTTGTTGGAACTTTTGTTCATCTGGCCATGCAGATAGGTAATCGTTATCCTCGTTGAAGACCTTAAGATATTCTTCAGGAGAAACTTCGCGTCCACTAGAGATAACCTCACCGATATGATATTGTGACATTTCACGCCAGTCATCATCATAGATTTCTGTCTTTACCGCTACTTCATTCTTAGCATCTTCAAGAGTATGTGCTTCTACCGCATAACGCATACGATGTGAAGAAACAGTTTCAATAATAAAGATTGCCATGATTAATCCTTACTCCAATCTTTACTCACACTCGCACGAGTAACAAGAAGCGATACTAGAATGGAGATGCCCCAAGCTTGGATCCAACCAATAGGTCGCAAAATAGTCATAGCAGGAACAAGATCAGCATTCCATAGCCACATAACAGGCCATGACATCAACAGACCATAAGCACAACCGAGAACGATAGTGCCAAAAACAGTAAACAAACCAATAATAAACTTATCCATAATCATTACCTTCCATAAAAAACAGTTTTAGCGTTTGTTGTATTTGTAAACAGATACCAAGCACAGTTGTCTTTCCCGCTTGTCTTGCTTCCCTCAATCCACTTTACACGACCCACAGATACAACCATTTCGCAGCGTTTCATCAGCGCGGATGATTGCTTGGTGTGCATCCAGTCTGCATCAAACAGCAGCCAAGTGGGAAGTTGATTGCTGAAGTGTTCGATCATGGGATGAAGAATCTTGCGATCCCAAGGTGGATTGGTGATGATGTAATCTATATTCCATCCATAATATACTGGATTGAACTGAATATCAAGAGCATTTGACTGTAGAATCCACTGTTCTTGTGGTTCAATGTCCCATGCTTCAATACAAGTATGATTGTGATAATCAAGATGATCAATCAATCTGCCATCGCCAGCGCATGGTTCATAGAAGTTAGAATACTTCTTCAGATGTGGCAACAGAGGCAGAACGGCTTCCATCGGAGTAGGATAGAAGTCACGTTCTACTCTGTCAAAGTCACTTCGTTTACCCATTATAACCACTCATAACCTTCGTCCTCTAATGTATAACAAACATGCTTGATATCAAACGCTGCAATAGCGCGCATACAGCCTTCACACGGCTTAGCCAATCCCTGAGTGATCATAGGTTTCTTGCTATGTGTCCACTTACACCGATAGATGTAGAGTTTGGATTTAGCCACGGTATCAGCATCATGCCTACGCAGTGCGTTAGCGATTGCATCTATTTCTGCATGGAGATATATAGCTTCTTCATGTTTTGCATATCTGCCTTGAAGTGGATGCGTTTTGTTCTTGTTAGTGCCAATCGCGATGATTTCGTTTTTGTAAACGAGAGCAGCGGCTATCTTGGCCCTAGCAAACGGTTCCGAGGCTTCAGCAACCTTGCTGAGGACCTTCATAATCTTCATCGAAATCTTCATCGAGAATCAACACCCAACCGCGAATAGGATCATAATATGTAATATTGTCAAGTAGATCATATACTTCTGAGAAGTGTGTTAGTGCTTCAAAGGATGAGAATGATTTTTCCGTTTCCATCAAGCAACACTCCAATCATAGTCATCTTGTGTCATGACAGTTTCATTACCATCATACTCATCAATACGATACAGAGTACCAGCAGGAAGTTCTTTGATCAGCAGCTTGGCGTAAATATCATTAGCAGCATCACCAAGTTCTTCTACAACCTGAACCAAAGCAGGATCGGTACGACTAATACTACGGTCGCTGAAAGTTAGTTCATCCGAACGGCGGTAGTCACGTTCTTTATGGCATTCCTCATAGATACGTTCCCATTCTTCCAAAGGAACAGTAGTATACGAATAACCCCAGCTACGATGATCGTACAGAGTGATTCCCTTGATTTCAGCATAACGCATAACAGCCTCATGCGATAGACCGAAACCACCATAGGAAGAGTTGTAAACAATCTTAGTCATTTCACTTAGCCTTTCGGATGAGACGCGCAACGTCTTTGTCAAGAAAATCACCAGTAGTGTACCAAACACGCGATGCAACGCAGTCAGTCACGGCCAGAGCGCATATGTCAGCGTTCGGGCATGTATCGCAGGGAATATCGCGAACGTTCTCTGGAGTGTTTAGGATCATCTTGGAAGCAGTGCAGACACCGTTCATGAAAGATGTGTCTGTTGAAACTGAAAAATAATCTGCGTTCATGACAATCTCCGTTTTCTATTATGTATACCTAGCACGATTCGCGATTAATGTCAACCGTATTTTCGATCATCGAAAAGATTTTCGATCTGACTCACCATAAAAGCCAGCATCATATTCGTTAATCTGCTCTGGGGTCATATCAGACTTTTCCACAAGAGGTGATGCATACGTAGCTTTTTCATAAAAGTGTGGCTTGTAGGGGCGACCATAATAGGCATCAGCACTACCACGATCATAAGGACCAC